GACTGACAGGGTGCCCATAGCAGAGTAGATTCCCCGCTTGCCTGTGGTAACACCTGCTCCGAAGCCCTGCTGAGGTGGACTGACGCCGCTGCGACGCTCGGCTAGGTCGAGGAGTAGTTGAAGGTCTTGAATGTTGATTGTACTAAGATCACCCATCTGAAGAGGCTCAATTTCATTAGGCTCAGCAGGAAGCATCGCGGAGGGGTAGATTCTATAACCTTGATGTAGCTTGGAATCTACAGAAACCCTCCAAACACGCGTATTAGCGACAGTCTGATTGTCTCGGTAGCCATTATAGGTCTCAGAAGCACCTTCCTGAAATTGCCAAAGTGTCTCGGCGAAGCCGTATCCAAAGTACATATCGTCTCGATGAGCCATTCGAGATCCGACAAACCACTCAGACGGAAAATTATCATAAACAACACGGAGGATTTGATTAGAAAGCTCATGATAAGCAACAATCATTTTTGGAGCGAATGAGTCATCCCCAAAACGCATCGTTAGATAAACTTCCCAAATATCCCACTCTCGGTAATCGCCGTAGGATATATCTGTTTTCGCTCCAAGAACCTCTTCTTTTGCCTTTTGAACGTTATCAACCGTAGTTCGGTCGGGGGATTTTAGAACCTCCGTTACGGCTTCTTTGTTGTAAAGACCTGTAAATTGACGCTCCTCAAGCTCAAAACGATGCATTGTTCGTTTGTGAGCTTTGATAGTCGCGTCTTCGAGAGACTTGGCTGTAGGAGGAAGGTAGAATTGGTTAAAAGGTAGTTTTTCAGGACGAGGACCGCTGTAGATAGTCTTGGTCTGAAAATCGCGCGCGGTTCCTGAACCATCACCACCCGGAATAAGGAAGTCACGGGTCTTATCTTCCCACGGCGACTTGTATGTAGTTGTTCCGTACTTAATACATTCCCGAACACCCTCACCATAAACTCGGTAAAGGTCAAGTTCTTGAGGCTCAATCGCGACATACTGCATAAATTCTTCGTAGGCGTCTTTGAGTTTGTCGGAGAGTGTACCTGAGTCACCGAAGACTTTCGCGTAGACAATAGGATGGGTCTTGAAAATCGCTGCGAGGAGTTGAGCTGTTAAAGTTTCGGTATGAATAGCGATGATAGGAACTATCAAGTTAGACGCGTTTTGAAATGGAAACTGTCGAATTTCCTCTCGAGGACGGGCGTCATACCCGGCGTTCCACTTAATAACCTTTGTTTCAAAAAGCTCCTTCATACCATTTTTGAGCTGAAGTACCCTGTCCTTGAGACACTTCTTAAGCTGTTCTTCTTTCTCTTTGGACAACTTCGCCGGTATTAGAAGCTCTTGTGCCATTTATGCAGTTACTGAAACTAAGTCCGCTTGTAAAGCAACCCAATCAACACCACTCGACGCAATGCCTGACACTCCATTGATAAAGAGTGGATTAAGTAGCGTATGAGCTTCATCGCAGCTTTGTAAGAAGAAGTCATAGGACATAGGCACCAAACGACCCCATGTTACGCAATAAAGCCAATTAAGGTCGTACTTCGGAAGCCAAAGCGCATGACCTCCGGCGATACTTGAGTCCACGGTTCGTCATTATCAAACTGCTCGATGGCTGAATTGGGTAGTTGATCACCAATATAAACACCACCAAACAGTGCGATAGACTGTCTGATATGTTCCAAATTCGATGCATCAGGGTCAGCATAGCCCATGAGTACAGAGCCACAAAACCCCAATCTACGCCATTTATTTAGAAAGGTTAGCTCGTCATAACCTCTATCCGTTGAAGGATTACCTTTGACATAGCCAGCCCAGTCTTCGTAGTAAGACAGGATTTGCGAGTCCGGAGGCGTTCGCTCAGTTCCCCGCGATGCTGTCCAAGTCTGCTCGGCATGACCACCAGCGGCGAAAACACAGTCGCCAATAGTGTTATTCAGCATTGTACCGAATGAAGTAATGCCTGAGGTCCAGTCAACAGAGTCCGGAGCGACATATCCAGAAGGCAGATATTTCGACAACAATAAAGTCCGAGAGTCGTGTCGTGCTGGACCTTTACCGAGGCAGTGCATAGTTAAATAGTCCGTGGGAGGCTGTCAAGTGCTGTATTTACAACATCACTTGTTGTTTTCTGGGAAATAATAGCGACATAGGTTTCCTTCAACGCTGCTGTCGCTTGGGTAACTGTCTTGGTCGCTATCATATCGTCAGCCGTCAGCTCCTCCGGAGACGCTCCAGAAGCCAGCTTCGCGGCTACGAGAGGAACTAGTGCTATAATAGCCTGAGCCGCAGCGACGCACAGCCCGACTAACTGAGTAAATTTACTGGTACTAGCAGGGTCGGTGACGTTGAAGGCCGACAGGATGTTGGCAAGATTCGCTACAATACCCTGAAACACAGCCTGAATCTGCGAGAGTGTACCAGTAGAAGCGGCGGCTTGATAATCTGCGATAAGTGTCTTGACATTAGCAATCTGCGCGGATACGTCACTGCCAATCTTCTGAATAGCTGCGCTAACACTTGCAGATACAGTCTTACCTTCAAGAGCCGCAACGAACGAAATAGCTGCTGTAATTGCAGCCTCGAGAGCCGGAAGAAGCGCCGAAACGGCTGTGAGCCAGGTGCCTGAGCATCCCGCGCACAGAAAAACAACTTGCAAAATACTGAACACAAGAATAAAACGCTTCCAATTCACTCGCATTTTCAACCTCCTCGAGTTTTTACTGCGTCAAGATGTCCCCACCTCTGAAGCATGTCAGCGTAGTCCCGAACTTGCTCTTTATTTGTCCACTTTTTTAATTCTACAACTCGTTCCTCGATAGTCATGCCCTCAAGATGAGCACAGAAAGAAAGCCATCTTGTATCAGCATGCCTACGAAGCTCTTCCGGCATAAACTACCGATGAGCCTTTCGACGACCTGCCGCAGCCTTTCGAGCCATTTCCTTCTTTCCATACTTAGCCCGACCTTCATCATAGGCTGTCCCAGCGGCGGCTGATGGAGACATCCCTTTCTTTTCGAGCTTCTTAACGAGTTGCTTGAATTTGGACATAAAAGCTCCTAGTTCAGAGGTTGACAATAAGACTCAGAAACTCGACGCGCTCCTTGCTGATTCGCCGCAAGCATCTTGACATACTGCTCATACTGCATCGGCAGTCGAAGTATCTGCGGGCAGTAGGCCATAGCGTCAAGAATATCGACAAAACGTCCCTTCGGAAACGACATATACTCACCAAGAAAGTCTTGAAACTTGCTCTGGGTGTAAAACTTACAAGACTCAAAAATCGGAGCCAAGACATTCCGAATACGCCATTCCTTACGACGCGTCAACTCGCCGTCCGGACCTGCGACTTCGCCTTTGAGCTCAATGATTTTAAGTGACTGGCCACTCAGACGACAAAGCGTTTGGATATGATGTCCAATGTACTTCTGAGCTGCTATGGTTTCGAGTCCGAATTTGGAGAGCTTCCACTTCGCTGCAATAGCGAAGATTTGAGAGTAAAATTCATCATAAGAGGACGCTTTGGCCCAGCAGTCCAAAAGATAGTAAGACCCATCGCTGGAAACTCCGAGAATGACAATAGCGTGTCGGCAGCGTCCGAGGCCTTGATTTCCTGAGTGGTTAGGATCAACTGCCATCGCCAAGCTGAGATGTCCAACAGGAATGTCCTTTTGGACAAGTCCGTCACGAACTGTATGTTTAATTGTTTGTCTGAATCCATTTTTCTCATTCGGCGCGACAAGTTCAAACTGTCGGAGCCAGTCTTCTCTAAAGTCGGCATTTTCTGGAGCGGCAGGGTTATTCAAAAACTGACAACTGAAGTGGTAGTTTCCGAGTCTTTTGCGCCACCGCTCTAGTTTTTCAAGACTGAACTCTTGAGGAAAAATGGGTGTATCGGCAGGATGTTCAGAACAACAGCCTCCAAGAGCACTATGAGTAACGACACGAAACCAAGGCTCCTGCTCTCTAATATGAGAGTTAAGGTCGTTGTATGACCAACGATTACCGACAATAAATTCGTCGTTTTCGTGGTTCGCATCTTCGGTTTCGAAAGCTCCGACGACAAGACGGTGATAATCAATAGTCTTTTCCATTATCGAAACCGACTCAATCGCCTTACGACCAACAAGGTCGTCCTGAACAAGAAGTCCATTATAGTGACGGGACTGGAGAGCACCTCCGACTCCGAGGAAGTCAAAAGTGCCCTCACCATGAGCCCCGGCGCTTAGGGAGCGCTTGTGTTGAAGAGAATACGCAGACCAGGTGCAGGATGAGTCAGGAAGTATTTCAGGAAAGAGAATCCGAAAATATGCGTTGCTTTCGTAGTGTTGAGCTATTCGAGAGCCCATCTTCGCAGCGTTGGTTATATTTTCAGCAACAAGGATATTACGAGCGTCGCGTTTGTGTATCCTTTTTTGGAAGCGAATAAACTCATCGCTGTATCCAAGAGTCTTAAAGAAGTCCTCGTCGCTATTATTGAAGGGTAAAGAACGCCACATTGGAAAAGACTCACTACAAATTGTAGTTTTGAAGTGGTCTCGAGGAAGCTCGTAGACGTCTTTAAGATGCTCTTTCTCAAGGCTTTGACACCAAGGTCGGTGGAGAGTATCGGTAAGGCGTTTACGACGAAGAAGGATTTTAGTAAAGTAGTAAAGACTCCCGAGAGAATTCGCTCGCATTTTGCGAAGCTTCTGGTCAGGGCTATCAGTCTTTTCGAATCTCAGGGTTGTGAATTGTTCTGTCAGCGACTTTTCCTTATTTTTGGAATCGACGTGCTCGCAAAAGTCCCTGTATTGGGATAGGTGCTTTTATGTCCAGCGAAGCCTCCACTACCCTTCTTCGGGCCTTTGAATCCAGTATGAGACTTCGATGATGGAGATGGTGTCGTAAAACTTCCAGCCATTTAATTCACCCCGACTTTTTCAGTCTTATTAAGCGAATCTACAACGGCATTGCTTTCAGTCGTCAAAGCCTCTAGAACTTCCGCCGAAAGGCCGGGAGCTACAAACTCATCCCCCTTGTTTTTAGGAAGAGTTCGGCTTGGGTCTCGGTCGAGGATTTCTTTCGCCGCTTCTAGCGAAGCTTTGAGGTCTTTTCTTTGTGTCACAGCATCCACCAATGCTCGACAGGCCGCGGGTACGGCGGCTTGAAACTCTTTATGTATCAGCGAAACCTTACCCGCAAGAGCTTTGTCCATAGCAGACAAATGACCGTTGAGCAGTGCAGCCTCGTATTCTTGGTATTCCTGAGTAGCCAGAATCCGAGCCAAGCCTCCACCAGACATACCAAGAAGCTCTTGAATCTTGGTGTCCTTTATGCCCGCCAAACGCCAGCGGGCTATTTGAGGAATCTTAAGGTTTACTG